ACTGTTAAACCTATCTCACAATATCCTGCGGTTGCTCCATCTGTGTCACTATCTGCACCACCACCGCCTGGTGCTTGCACTTGAATATAAGTTCCAGTAACATTACCATCTGCTGCTGTTGGTGCTATTACAACTCCTGCCTGTGGAGTAATAAATGTTTCTTCTTTAATAGTAATAGCATTACCAGGTATTTCATATACTACTTGCTTTCCACCTACCAACGTGTTATTGTCAATTACATATGCCTGTGGTGGTGCTGTTACTTCTGTGTCAACAAAATAACCATTTGCTAGTTTCACTGTTGCACTACCAGTAGCAGGGGATGATCCTGGTACCTCACCAGTTCTTGGTAATACATTAAATGATGTGTTTCCAAATGCATCTGCTATCACTGTGAAGTTACCACTATATTCACTTGGTTGTGCACCATTAACAGTTATGATGTCATTTATTGATAAGTTATGTGCACCATCTGTATTGATAGTAATATAACCAGTATTAGAATCATATGTTATTGAAGTTACAACCACACTTGCTGACTCTGATACCATGTACTCATATTGTTGAGAACCAGATGTTCCCGCTGTTTCACCAACACCATTGGTATTACCATATGTTGCTGCCTGTGTGTTCTGTAATGGTACACCAATTAAACCATGTGAGTGACCAAGTGCACCACCAGCGGATCCATTTGGTTCAAATATATTAATGTTTGCTCTACTGTCAATGTAATTAACTGCGAATTTATCAATCTCTGTAGGTCCTTGTTCTGCCTGTTTTGTCTGGTCAACTTCCACAGATAATATTCTATGACCATGTGTAGGAGGAAATGGGAATGTATAATCATCCATAGGTCCTATCTGATACTTCACCGATCCTGTGATATATGCAGATATATCAGCAGTTATTGTAGTATATCCAGTAGTTCTTACATCACCAATAACAAAGAACTCTCCACTATCAATCAATGTTTCTTTTGGAATATACCATGAACCACCAGTCTGTCCAACAAAGTTGTTAACTGCGTTCTCTGGTGTTGATGTTCCTGCTCCGTTTACGTTACCAAATCCAAGTATCTTTCTTTGTCTGTAGTCTGGTAGATTAAATGTACCAACATTATATGGATAATCTTGTAGAGTGAATGATTTCTGTATAATAATAAGAGGATGAGCATCACTACCTGTAAAATCTTTTGTATAATCTGATGTTGTAACAGTTGATAGATCAACGCTATCTGGTAGTGTTATCTCATATGCAAATTCATTTGTCTGTGCTTGTGCAGTAACATCCTCTGTTGTTTGCACCAAAGAATAAAATGTATTCTGATTGAATATACCAGCACTTGGAAATGCACCCCATGGAGTAGCTCCTGTTGAGAATCTAAACACTGATCCAAAAGGATATGGTCTTTTTACATTTGCCTTGTCATTAGTAGAATCATAATAAAATTGGAAAAATAACTTATTGTTTATAATATATGATCTTCTTAATCCACCTGGCTGATTGTTCTGTGTTTTTGCTACACTTGCAGATCCACCATATCTATTTTTAATTATACTGTATAATTCTGGATAATCACGAATGAATAGTTCTTTACCATCACAATATAAATGCTGTGGATATGTGTACTCAGGTTCTTCTGATGCTAAGTTAAGATCAGCAAAGACAGGAAGAATTGATCCGACAGGAGCATGGTTACCAGTCTTATCGGAAAAATAATTCGCAAATGAATTCCTGTATGTTGCCATCTTAATATTTAATTAAAAATTCTTGGACTAGAAATGGTTGTATGTAACCATCTGCTTTATTTTCTGCATTTACATCAATGTTAAGTGTTGATACTATATCACCACCAGGAATATATGCTGGTTGTGTCTTAACTTGATATGTATGTGGGTCTTGATTAAAAGGAACCAAGTGTTTATGAATACACTCATTACCAAACTCTTCAACATCATTAACAACATTGTTAAGAGCACCATATGTAACAGTATTTGCTGTTCCATCGAATGGTACTTGAGTCGCTTGTGCTACTAAAGATGGTGTATAGTTAGGTGTTACTGGTGCATATGCATTAGTACCAGAAATTGCACCATCAAATTGAGTACAATTAGCACCACCGATACCACATTGGTTATCAGTTTTACAAGACATCTCACCAAAATATGTAATATTTCCACATTGTCCTGAGCTAGCACCGCCAGGTACATAGATTGGATATCCTGTAGATGATTTCGTACCTAGAGTAGAACATTCAAATTGTAATATATTTCCTGTTGGATTACCAGATCCATCAGAATTCAACTCAGGAATATCACCAGGCATCAAACATTTAGATTGTTGATCAAAGGTACAACCTGACCAACAACCACCAAACCATGTGTGAACCTCAGGAGGAGGACTACTAAAGAATCCAAAACATGAAACTGTTTCTGTTCTTGTACCGTCAATAGTTGGACTTAACCTATTTGCAACCGTTTTAGATGCTACTGCCTTACATAATGGTTGGTCAGTATTGTTCATCCATGGCATAATACACAAAGTAGTTTTAGAGGTATATGAGTTTCTACCAAATAAACCAAATTCACTAACTGGTGATGCAGTTCTTGATCTTCTACCATCATGGAAGTGAGCATGTGGTTGGAATGCTGTTTGTAGTACCTCTGTTTCTTCTGTATAGTTACCACTAGACTTAGTAAAACCAGGTTGTCCTGTAATTTCAATTGTCTGTGATGGCAAAAAGAAATTACCCTGATATTGAACTTCAAATGTTGTACCAATATTACTGGTAACATCCATTCCCACACCAGATTTAGTTATCTCTTGACCAGCATCATTATTTAAGTACGTGTCAAGATAAGTTCCCAAGTTTGATGAGAATGATGTTTTAGTTGACTTTGATCCAAGATCTGGCACTTGAAATTGATTGTCAAGTAATGTTGTATCTGGTTTTTTATATCTACAATTTATACCTGTGCCTAAAATTGTTGCTAGTTCTGGAAATACCTCTGCTTGATAAACTGAACCATCACATCTCAAATAACCAGCAGGAAGAGTTTGCAATAAAGTAGGATCCTCTGGATCTGAAGAATTTAATTGATCAGACCAGTTTATAATAGAACCAGTAAGAGTTCCTAATTTTCCCTTTTCTTTTGAATATAATACTGCCATTAGTATGCTCTGATGATATACAGTACGACTAAGGATGGTGTGTTAGGATTAATCTGTACGCTCAATCCTCTGTCTACATCTATTGGTTCTAAGTTTCCAGTAGTCATATTATTTATGAGTATAGTACTAGGCAAATTCATTTGTCCTGTCGTCATTGCAATATCAATGGTGAAATGATTATGAGATCCTAATGAGTTAGCGGTAAAAGCATCACCACCATGATTTAATGTAGTAGGATATGGATAATCTCTTCCTACTGATTCTGGAGGTACGCCATAATAGTCTCCCTCATCAGTAGTTGGAGGAGTTACACCACTACCTCTTCTTGCTATCGGAACTTGATCCGATTCGTAGTAGTTACGTTGTCCTAAGTATGTGCCAGGTGGTGGAAAAGGAGCAGTAACACCTGGTTGCTGTACAGGTACAATACATGAGTTATCATCTTGATATGATTGCGTTTGTCCATATGTCTGTACTGTCCTAGGAACTGTTGGCACTGCTGGAATCACGTTAGAATCTTGACCAAAATGACGATGCACGTTCATTGTTGGAAGTGAATTTACAGCAGAATCATATGCAGTCCATGTAGTTGTGCCAGGTTGAAATCTATCTGCTAATGGTTCATCAGCACCAGCACCTCTATCTGATCCCGTTGAATATTCTGAACTTGCAATTTCAAAATACCCTGCATCAAACGGTCCTAGATAACCACCACCAAGTTCTACTGATGGATAGAAACTACCAGTGGGTCTTGGGTGTGTATGTGTAGCAGTGTGTTCAACTCCTAGTTTTCTATTAACAGTTCTAATAGTATCAAAGTATGATGGAGCTTCAAGACTGATACCTTTTATCTTTCCTGCTAGTTCTGACTCAACTGATGCTTGAAATTGTACATCAATATATGATAGTACATTTGCTAACGGTTGATTTGCTGAATCATATCCATTTAGAGATACATATGATCCTATTACTTGTAGTTCCTGTGGAGTTAATTGATTACTTTCTAAATCTACGAGTGCTTGTTGATTAAGTAATGGTAGATTAAATACATCGTCATCATTATAAGATGGATATGAATTTGATATACCAATGAATGGTTGACCAGTTTCTACTACAGGACCATATAAATTTCCTAATATTTGTGCAAGCAATGGATAATCTTTTGCCTTAAGTTGAGAACCATTACATACTACCCAACCCTTTGGTATAGCATCTGGAGACAGTGCTGACTCACTAGTACTACCAGTCCATGGCATGATTGTACCAATTGGACTGGCTTTCTGTGCTTTTATACGATTGTAACTTGGCATTAATTATACCTCCATTAACCACCAACCTTGTACGCTGGTTGGGATGCCTATTTGATCATTACTATCAGTTGCACCAAGATATACTAGTGCAAATCCTGCATTTGGAGTCTGTACTACAAGTTCACCAGATGGATATGGAGTTAATCTATCTCCAAATAGTGTTCCTGTTGAATCACCCTGTATTGGTGTGCCACTAGTCTCAGGAGTTCTAAGAACTAACGTTGTATCATACTTCAAGTTACCACCCACATCAATCATTCTTACAACGTCACCTGTTTGTGGTGATGCTGGTAGTGTAAGGATTAATGTTTGTGTGTTCTGAACATTGACCATGTATACAATATTTGCAATCAATGTTAGATCTGCCTCTGGTGATGCTGCGGATAAGTATCTTGAATGTCTTGCACCACTTGATGTAGTGAAGTTTGTTAATCCGAATGCATCAATCGAACGATCTTGCTTGATAGTGTATTCACTACCACCATTTATACCTAGATTTTGTACTGAGAATACATCTGACTCTGTTGGTGATGCTGATGCAGTACCTGTAATTGTCAGTGTGTTCTGAGCAGTTACATTTCCTAAGTTATCAACTGAGAATGATGGTGTGCAACTTAATGTTGTGATAACATTCTCTGGGCAAGATGTTGGATATAAGAAGAAGTCTCCTCTAGCAAGTACACCAGCATCCCAAGTTAATAGACCTGAGTGATCAGCATGTCCATCATCGTTAACAAACTGGAATAGTTTAGTCTGTTTAACACTGTCGTAGATAGTAAAGTTACCACCACCAAGTGTTAGGTTGTCAGTTACCTCAAGACTACCATTTCTGTATGACTTAGCACCATCACCAATTTGCTCATCCATCACTGATGTATGAGTCTTACCATATAATCTGCCCTGTACGATTCCAAGAATCTCAGTACCAGTAGATGTATTACTAAATCTTAACCACTGTCTGTAATCTAGTTTCTGCTGTGAGATATATCCTCTCTCTAGTATTACAGAGAGATAATCATTACTTACACCAGCAACTAATCTTTGTCTGATCTGAGCATCAGTTACAAGAGATTGTCTATCGTGTCTGATGACTCTTCTAACAACATCAGCAGCACTGTGACTCATGTTGACTGTTCCTTCCTGAGCTCTAGTTGCAACGATTGTGTTCGTTCCATCTACAACTTCAGTGATTGTCATAAATTCAATCTGACCAGTGTTATTTGTGAATGATGTTAGAGGTCCTACAGCAATTAAGTCTCCTGTCGCAAACTTACCAGTTCCTTCTCCAAGAGATTGAACTGCGATCTGTAAAACAGATGCACTGTTGCCAGCAGCAGTTGATATGATAGTTGTACTAGGACCATTACCCTGTATTGTCTGTGGATCTACGTAGTAACCATATGCGATTATCTCTGGTGCATTCAATGCTGTTGGTAAATCAGCATTTGTAAGAATACTACCACTGCTAGACCATGCTAAGTTAACATCACATCTACCAGCATGTGTACCAATTGTTGTTGTGCCTGAGCATGTGTCAACATCGAATGTAGTATTAAGTCCACCATCATTTGTAGTAAGTCTTTCGTTCCTGCTTACCTTGAATGTAGTTCCAGTTACTGATTGTGCACCAATAATAACATCAGTTAAGTAAATAGCACCACCAAACACAAAGTCAACAGCAGTATCTTGTGATATCTTGAGTGGTGATGAATCTGTAACGACAGATAGAACATCGCCCTTCTGAATGTCAGCAATTGTTTTACCAGCAGTTGTAACTGATATGTTATTAATTACCCTTGATCCTGCTGCTGCATCAGCAATGAACTCAACTGTTCCTAGAGTTCCACAACCACCATCAATATTAAATGATGAATTGATTGTTAGAACAGAGCCAGGTATATTTGGATTACCAATCTGTACCTCACCAGTTACAGAGTTAACTACAAATACATCTTCATCTGGATCAGCACAATTAGA